AAAGGTTGCGCGAACCACACTGCCTGCGGTCGCGCTGTCGCTGATTTCGTCGCCGGCAGCATAAGCGGTGTTGTCCGCCGGTCGGACCAGAGTGCGGCGCATCCGCATGACTCGCATGGCTACTCCTTACGAACTGGTGGTGATCGGCCAGGCTTTCGCGGACTTGAGCCTGTCTGAAAGCGCTTCGATTGCGGAAATCAAGCGTTGCTTGCCTTCCGTTGTGGAACCGAAAATTGCATCGTCAAACACCAGTTCAACGGTGCCGCTGGCGCCGGTGATGGTGCCGCCAGATGCCGCGCCAGTGAAGTCCGCCGGGTTGCGCGGGCGGGTGCTGGCGGAAAACAGGTAGCGAACTGCCATGTGCGTCTCCTGAAAGAACCCCGAGAGCCGAAGCCCTCGGGGTTATTGCCGGTTACTCGCCTTCGACGTAGGCCAGCTTGAGGAACACCGTGCCGGTGCCTTGGGCGCTGTTCCGCGTGACCGTGATGTCGTAGTCGACCCGCGGGTCAGCGGACAGGTTGAGCTGTTGCCAGATCGGCTTGGCGCGGTTGTCGATTGCGATAACCGTCGACTCGTAGGTAACATCGGTCAGCGCGACCGCTGCGGTGTCGGTGTCCACTGCCGACGCGAAGAAGTCCGCGTCAACAACAGCGCCGCCATCCGCCTCAGTGCGATACAGGCCGATGTCAACCGTGCCGCCGGTGCCCAGATCGTCTGACGCGAACTTGAGGCTGTCGATTAGCGTGGCCGAGTTGACGCGGATGACGCGAGCGACACTGGTTGCGTCGCTGGCCGCGAACTCCGCGACACCAGCGGCGTAGCGCAGCTTGCCGCCTTTTTCGAGCTGATTGGTCTTGACGACCGGAACAGCGTCCAGGTCGGTGATGACTTGCGATTTGACGTTTACGACTGGCATGATGTGTTCTCCCGATTAGATCTGGTCGTCGCAGGACACGCGGACCTGCTTGCCCAGCTGCGTGCGGGTGGCGCCGAGGGTCATCGCCAGGTAGACTTGGGTCGCGTGACCTTTGTCATTCCGTTCGGTGATCTTGGCGGTGAGGCCATCCCACATACCGAGGTGCATGCCGCTCTTGAGCCACACCGGAACCAGCCGGTTGCCGCTGGTGATGGTCAGGCGCTCGGTGACAATGAAGGTCACGCCCATGAACTTCGACACCTTGCCATCGACCAGAACCGCGGAACCACCGTAGTCCGTGTTGTGGATCTGGACTTCTTTCAGCAGCGCATCGTGCTCGAAGCTGGAGATCGCGCCGTAGACCGGCTCCATCAGCTCGCCTTTGTTGGCGGTCATCAGGAGACGGATGGCGCTTTGCAGCTTGGCGACATTGAGGCTGGAAGCCGTGCCGCCGACGTTGACACCCACGTCGTAGGCGCCGGAACCGACCGTGCCGAAGCTCTCGGACGTGGTGCCGTTCTCACCAGTGTAGTTGGTGCCGAAAATCGCTTCGAGGATGATGTCGTCCATCTTGCGATTCATGGCGGCAGCGCCGGCCATTGCGATCGGGCTGGTCAGCTCGATGATTGCGCGCAAACGGTCCTGATTGTCGATCAGGGTCGCCCACTCGTAGTCCCTCGGATGCACCCAGCGTTTGTCTTGCGACAGGTCCAGAAGCGGGGTGTCGGCGTGACGGCTGGTGCGCTCAATGGCGGTCGCCTCGCCAAACTGTTCGACCACACTTGCCGCCTTGCCGACGTAAGAACCGACAGTGACAGTGTTGCGCAGACGGGAATCTTGTTGCTGCAGGAGCAGCTCGGTGTTCGCCTTGTACTGCTGGACGAATGCCGTTGTGATGGTATCAGGCATTGCAGCCTCCTAAATGTTTGATTTCAAGTCAGTTTGTCCAATCTGGCTGGACTTCGCCGGCTTGTCCCAAACTTCGGGGGCCACTAGAATCGCCGCTGTGCGGGGGTTTTCACCTTGTCCGCGCGGTTCTCCTACACCACAATGATACCACGACCGCTACTTTTTCCCCGGCAACCCCAGGGTTCCTGCCTTTTGGTTCGATTTTATCCAGTTAAACCAGATACTTGCCGCTTCTTGCACGCCAGCGGCGTACCCGTTCGGATGGACGGCCGGTGTTTTGGCCGCCGCCTCGATACACCGCAGTCTGATTTCCGCGTCGTCCACGGCTTACTCCGGGTACATGATCTTGAACCAGGCCGTCTGCTTCGCCTGCGCGGCCTTGTGGCCGGGGTGCTGGGCGTCCTTGAGTGCGGCCATGAAGTTCGGGTCGAGCTTGGCTTGGTCCCACTGTGTCTTGGCCTCCTGCGGCGTCAGCATGCCGTCAAACGCCGGGGTCTTGCCGCCGTTGGTCACCAGTCCGTCCTCGCCCAGCTTGGCGCCGATCTCGGCCAACAGTTTGTAGGTGCCGGCGTAGCCAACCGTCTTTTCGATGCCGTCGATCATCTCGGGCGTGAAGCCCAGGGTCTGCGCCGCGGCCTTGGCTTTGGTCATCATCCGGTCGTGCCCGCCCTTCCACTCGTCGAGCAACGCAGCTTTGTCGGCCTGGACGTTCAGCTCGTAGTCCTTGGCTTGCTGCGCTGCAGCCGCGGTCAGCATGGCGTTGTACTTGCCCACCAACACGTCAGCTTGGCTCTTGGTGATGTTGGCTTCGTGCAAGACGCTCTGCATGCCCTTGGCGAAGCCGTCGTCAACCTTGGCGTCCTTGGGCAGACCGAGCTTCATGTCGTAGGCGTCCGGCTTCTCGGGCAGGCCAAGTTTCTGGAACACCTGCCGCATACCGTCCGGATCGTCCGCACGGGGCATGACGAGCAGCTGATCCGGACTGCGACCAATCAGCTTCTCGGCGCCCTGGTAGGACTTAATGACATCCGCCGGACTTGTCCAGCCCTTGTTTTGGATGTAATCAACGGTGCTCTGGTCGGTAAGGCCGTGCCACGGGGCTTCCGTAGTTGTCGCGGCGGCCGTAGTAGTGGCCGCGGCGGTGGTCGTCGCGTCAGTCGTGGTGGTCGCTGCGTCGGTCATGCGATGCTCCTTTGAAGTCAGCCTTCACGGCCGTCGTAAATGGCCCACAGCCGGTCAGGCGGCAGGTTGAGGTGGTTGGTGATGCGGAGCCACACTTCGCGTCGGCCTTCGGCTAGGGCGTGCTCTCGGTCGTCGGTGCGGAACGTGGATTGGTTGGCCCGGCAGAAACGCGCCAGATCGCGCAGCACTTCGTCCGCCAGCGGGCCTTTGAACGTGGTCTGGTAGACGTACTGCCGGCGGAACAGCCAGCGTTTCGCCTGCTCGACAGCTTCGCGCAAACTCATTCAGGCAGCCTCATAGGCTGTCAGTTTGTCACTTCGGGAGAGGGCTGTCAAGCAGCAGGCATCGCTTTGACAAGTCCGGCCACAGCCGGGGCGGCTTCAATCATCTGCTGAGTCTGCGCCTGCTCTGCGCGCTGCGCTCGCACCGCCTGCACGTTTTCCAGCGACCGGGTCCACGCCGTCGGCGCGCCCTGAATGTCGAGGATGTCCGGCATGGCTTGGTCGAAGTCGAACCAATCAAGCGGCGTCACGTCGCCCGTGTTCTTGGCGTAGTTGGCTGCCACATCCAGCGCCCGCATAAAGCCCGCGGCTTTCTCCGCACGCTGCATGCGCGACATCGGGCTGTCGTATTCGATGAAGTATTCGGCGGCTTCGCTGTCCTGCAGGATGGCCGGCACCGGCGGCGCCAGGCCCTGCTGGAACATCAGGTCGAGTTCGCGCTCGATCATCGCACCCAAGAACTCGGCTTGCAGGCGGCCGGCGGTCGGGGCGATCAACATGCCCTTCTCCCGCGCCCGCTCCAGCACTTCAGTCGCCGTCATCTGCGGCGTGTCGATCAGGATCTGAAACAGCGTTATCAAGAACGCGTCGTTGATGACCGACCGCTCCATCTCCATCAACTTGTCGCCCACCGCGATGTTGCCGGTCGGCAGGACGTCCACCAGCCGCTTACCTTCGGCGGTCATGGTGCCGGGGTTCAGGTGTCCGGGTTTCAGGCTGAATGCGCCCAGGTTGCCGTCGTCGTGCGCCAGCAGAACCGGGTCCACGACCCTGTGACCCTGCTTGAGAATCGTTTTCTTTTCTTCGTTCAGCACCTTGATGGCTGGCAGCACCCACTGCGCCGGGCCGCGGCCATACGTCTCACCCGAGGCTTGCGTGTAGCGCGCGGTCGGCAGCGGGAAGCTGTTGAAACCAGACTCGCGCAGTTCGTCTTGCGTGCTCTTGAGGATGTAGAGTGAAGCGAAGCGCATGCCCTTGGCGTCCACGCGCCGCGGGTCCGCGTCGTTCCTCGGATAGACGCAGTGCAGGACTTCCAGTTTCTGCTCGGCCTGCTGCGGGTTTTTCAGCTTCTCCCGCACATGCTCGGGTACGCTGTCGCCCGGCTTGTTGAACATCTGCACGATCTGGCGTGCGGACAGGAAGAACGCGCGGTAAAACGTGTCGACCACACCGGCATGGTTCTCGACGAGATACACTTCGCCCAGGTGGATGTTGCGGTAGCGCAGACCCGGCGCGTCGTCCGGCTTGTCCACAAACAAGCAGCCGTTGCCGTAGACACCCAGCCCGAGATAGACTTGCTGACTGTTGCCCACGAAGTTTGCCACCGGGCGGTAGCGCAGGTTGTAGAGGCGCTCGTTCAGTTCGTCGAAGAACAACCGCACCGCGCGGTTGCGCTTCAAGGTCTTGTCGGCGGGCACCAGCCGGTGCCAGTTCTGCGACTGCGGCGTGGCCAGCGACTCTATGACCGCGGAGAACCGTTGCGCGGCGATGCCAACCGTTGCGTCATATTGCAGCTCGGTTTTCTTCTGGCCACCGGCACCGAACGCGTTGTCCATGCCGTACGACTGGAACGAGTTGCGGTGCGACGGCACAACCAGCGACGCCGCTTCCTCCCACTGCTGGTTCCAGTTGCCGCGCTCCTGGCGCAGCGAATCCAGCCGTTGAATGTGGAATTGGGTCTTGTCGCTCACCGGCTGCTCCGCACTTTGACTTCGCTGTTCTGCCGCGGCGCCACGCTCTTGCGCAACTGCTCAAGCCGAAAGTACCCGGCGGCCAGAGGCGTCACCCCTTCGCCCGGATTCTCCGCAGGAACTGCGGTGGATAGCGTCGCTATTCGCCGCGCCACCCGTTCGTTGTGTGCGCTCAACCCAACATCTCCCGCGACGCCGTGCGTTGCCGCGAGGCTGTCAGCCCGCGCATGCGTTGTTCTTCCTCGGCCATCAGGCCGCCGCCAGCTATCATCGCCGCCCGGCCGCGCGCTTTGGAGTCCGCCACAGCCGCGCGCTCGGCCTCAAGCCGTTGCGCCTCCGCATTGGGATCCTGGGCAGGCGTCATCGGCACCGGCGCCGGCGTGGGCATGCTGGGTGTGCTGAACAGGGAACTCATTTCACCTACCTCCTACAACCAGATTACCACGCACCTAGTCGACCCCCATCCAGTCGGACGTGCCCTCGACCTTGCGGCTTCCGGAACGGCGCACGTCGTCGCGCCTGGGCGGGTTGACCTCGAAGGTGCAGGCCAGCGCGTCCGCGTCATCGGGCGACGCCACACCCCGGCGCTTCATCGCGTCCTTCGTCTCCAGAATCTTTTTGCTCTCCTCCCGCCCGCTCCACTGCCAACCGCGGTCGGTCAGCTGCTGGGACAGGGAACCCTTCTCGCCCCCGTCGTTCTCGATCATCCCGCCCGGCAGCCAGTCCCGCACCATCGACCAGAGTTCGATCGCGTGGGTCGCGTACTCCGTACCCGGCCGGTGCGCGGCGTCCCCGAACTTGACGACGTGCAGCCGCCCGTGGGTGCGCTTTCGCTTGACGATATCGATAACCCCGGTGCCCATGCCAAAGTCGATGCAGATGGCGTCGGGCCGATACTTCTGGTCCAGGTCAATCACCTTCTGCGCGATCTGCACGTTGTCCAGCCCCAGCCAAGCGCCGTGCGTCGCCGTGCCGCAACAGTCCCGCGCATTCCTGCCTTGCCGGAACCGCCAGCTGGTCTTGCCCCGCGGTGCCGGGTCGATGCCTAGGATCAACGGTTCGCCGTAATCCCGCACCAGATCGTTCTGCTGCGCCGCACGAACCGCGTCCCACGGGACGAACTGGTCCTCGGATGTGCGCGGCGCCAGCCCCATGATCTCGACGCGGACAAAGTCGGAGTCCTCGCCGTAGCGCGTGATCTGGTCCTCGACGATGGTCTGGTCCACCCCTTCCATGCCTCGGGTCGACAGGGTCCGCAGATCCCAGCCGTGACCCATCTTCGGATCGTTGAACAGCTCGAAGAAACGCCCTTGGCGGGAACGCATCTGCGACGCAGCCTGCCAGAACCGGTAGGGGTTCTGTTCAGTGAAGAAGCCCTCGGACACATCCCAGATTTCCCCCGGTATGCCGGCAGCCTCGTCCATCTGCAGCAACAGGCCGTAGGGGTTGTGGACACCGGCGAAGGCGTTGGGGTTGTCGGCGGACCAGGTCTGCCCTTGGCAGAACCAGTACTTCGGGTCGATACCAAGGCCACCTTCTTCGGGGAGCTTCCGCACCAAGTCCAGTAGCCACC